GTGGTCAATATCTGTATTGGTTTCAAAGCCCACATTCAAATAAACAGGGACTGGGGTTGTAGTCCCATCAAACTGTGCGCTTGCTGCTAATGCGCCTGTTGAAGCCGTGGCCGTGTATGCAGCTGCGGCACCATCCAACACTTTAGTTAGCTTGGGTAACATATCGACCATTGTTGAACTTAAGGTGATGTTGCTGGCTGCGACTGATCCAATCGCCCACGTCAATGAAGCTGAATCATTAATGGTCCCTGTTGTTGCGGCACGGTCTGTCGTCACGGCCCATTTAAGCGAAGCCGTTACACCCAACAATAAAATACGACCAGCCGGGAAGGTAAAAATCTTCTTACTGGCATAAGCGAGGGCATCTGTCACTGTGATCGCCACATCGGTTAATGTGAAATTAACTTGTTGGACTAGACTTTGTGTGACATTAACTGCGGTTAAGCCGGTTAAAACCTCTACACCTTCGGTTAATGCGCCATCGCCTCCAAGGATCGTAAAAACGTCACTGTGTTCTTGGTAATAACCGATCAGGCCAGCGTCAACTTGCTGGACGGTTCCTGCCTGCCAGTTGTTAGCCTGTGGTCTTTCACCAACACGGGTTGGTGCGGTAGCATCTTGGTTTGATCTTACGGTGTACATGGTGTTCTCCTGGGTTAAAGGTTGCTGTTAAGTGCTTTAGGTAAATATGAGAATGGTCGTCCTGCTTTTTTTGCCCAGCCTACTGCAAGATAACACTTTTGTCTTGCTCTTGCTTCTGGTGTTGAATACAGTAATTTTTGTCTTTTTGAAATAGCTCTGCCTTCTTCGGGGTTTGAAAACCTTAGTTTTTGGCTTTCTGATAAAACTTTGCGTGATTCAGGATTTGAAAATCGTAACTTTTGGCGATCTGAGATAGATTTGCATTCTTCTGGATTTGAAAACCTAAGTTTTTGGCTTGCTGATTGAGCTTTGCGCGCATCCGGGTTTGAAAAATACAATTTTGTTCTTTCTGAAGCAGCGTTACGTTCTTCTTGTTTAGAAAACCTTAACTTCCCTCTTTCTGAATTAGCTCTACGTGCTTCTGGTGTGGAAAGCCACAGTTTTGCTCGTTCTGAGTGTGCTTTTCCGGCTTCCGGGTTTGAATCAAAATATGCTTTCTTTCGTTCTGATTGAGCTTTTCTCGCTTCAGGATTTGAAAAATACAATGTCATACGCTCTGAATTTGCTTGGCGAGCCTCTGGTGTTGAAAATCGTATCTTTGCTCTTTCCGAATTGGCTTTATTTTGTTCTTCCGTGCATACATTTCCGACAACGCCTTCGCCACCATTCGTAATATTGTAACCGTTCGGTGATTTAGTATTATGTTCAGCAATGGCCGCTATTTCCATTTGACATAAAGTAGCCCAGTCGTTTTCTTCGGCTAATATGGTTAACACAGCATCATCGACACCGTATTTTTTGAACGCTAGTCCAATAGGATAATTATTCTTTTCATGCGAATGTGCTTTGAATCGAATATCGGCCGACATAGAACTTATACCGATATAAGCCCGACCGCTGGTTTTAAACGATATTTTATATAACTGGCCCATCTTAAACTCCACTGTTTTAAGTCCACGTTGAGGATGTGACGGCGGCGTGGATGGCCGCTTTTCGGATCGAGTAATTAAGTCGAGCCTAGTCACACTTACAGTATACACTAAATCACCCAATATTCTCATTTCGTGAGGTCTCAATTCCGCTCTGTGCAGAACCCGCCTGTTGTGGCACGGCTGGCATTTGCGGCGAGGTATTTGGCGTTAGCGATTGCTGTCCTAGCATTGCCTGTTGTTGGGCTTCAGGTGAAGGTTGCGGTGGCTGTTGTGGTTGCTGATAAGGTTGATTGCTAAAGCCTGGGTCAATTCCAGCTGGGGTCGGCGACTGATAACCTGCGTTTACTAATACCTGATCTGCTACCGGCGCGATAGCCGGTTGTAGCACCACCTGACTGCCTGCCTGCATACTGGCAAACTGGGCATCAACTAGGGTCTTGGTAGCTGTTGCCTCTAACTGCTTTATCTGCGCCTGTGCCAGCATCATCTTAATCTCAATTTCTTTCATCTTGGCTTCCATGGCCTGTTGGTCTGCACTTGGCTGTTTGTCTGTTTCCTTAATCGCTGAAACAATATCTTCCTTATTTGGGATGTCTGAAAGGTTAATTAAAAAAGGCATAATGATACGTTGATACTCTGGAGGGCTTGATTTATATGCCTCACTCAAAGCTGAGAATTGCTGCACTCGAAATGAGCTTGTTTGCGGGGTATCATCTAAAACGACTTTCATCATGGTACGTTCTACATCGTTATTCAGATATTCCAAGCCATCCTCGTCTACGGTTTTGGCATTAAGCTGGATAACCTGGTCATCTTTCAACGCGCCTCCGTCGATAACCACATCTTCTGGTTTGCCTACGCTATCCTGTATGAGCAAAGCGAGTAACAACTCACCTACTTGCGCCCTGCTCTCCTTAAAATTATCGTCAATGTTGGCTAAAGACTGGGAGCTTTGTTCGATTTTGGCATTTATCGCCACCCCTGATTGATTTTGGTTAGTTGATGACCCTTGAAATTCCTCAGATATACCGCCTATTTTCTGGATGGCTTCACGAGCATCATTAAGCATATTGTACTGTTGCTGGTTCAATTCAAAATTGCGGTCGATCTTGAATAGTGCTCCGGGTTGCGCCATGTGAGCAGCATCCAGTATTACATCGGCATCGGGACGCGCCACTTCTTCCCTAAAATGCTCATCACTTCCCAGTACAGCACCGTCTGTTCTTGTGGTGACTGTAGCACTGAGGCCCCAGCGTATCTTTGAGATTGTAGCGTTGATATTATCCTGGAGATAAACCATCGACCTTATCCGCCCAAACGGTACGCCGGTTCTGTCCTCTCTATGCCCCCAAAACGGGACATAAGGGAAATGATGATGACGGTAAGGGGATGGTTCATCACCCAGTTTATGCGGTCCCGCCCACCAGCTTCGTCTAACTTTGTTGATAACAGCATATTCAGGCTTGATACCTCCTAACGTGATCGCTTGCAGGTGCAACGGGTCATCCATATCGAACTCAACCACGCGACCATCGGGCATCTTCATGATTAAAGCGTTCGACCAAACCCGATACCAACATTCAAACAGCCTGACTTTCTTGTGTTCAACGTCGCGCCATTGCTGTTCTTCGATGGACCAGCCGCGTTCTACATTCGCGGCCATCGCCAGCCCGGTCGCACGGCCACCATCAAGGCTGAAAGCATCAAAGCCCGGCCAGCCTGACACGACATGCTCTAGCAAGTCTGCTGAATCAGGAAACTGCAACTTGGCAATATCCTTATTTATCCAGCGCATCCGTATTTGATAACGGGCATTGTCCAACATCGGTGATTTATCGTCCCAGTCCCACCACAATTCATTACGATGGATAGCGGTACAACGGTACGGGTATTTAAACGGGTCCGGTTCTCGGCTGACTTCGACCCAGCCTAAGCCCACGGATACCTGAGACTCGTAGGCATCGCTACAAGCCCGGTCTGCCCGACTCTTGCGCTCGGCCTGGTTAAGTTTGTAATTGTAAGCATCGGCCACTTCCTGCCCCGATTTATCACCATCGGGAATCACGCGCCAATCGGTTCGCCGCTTGGCTTCCTGCCCCAATATCGCTTCTATCGCCAAGCCTATGCGGTTTTCTACAGCGGGGGGTAGGCCCAATGCGGCCATTTTTTGCAGGATTTCATTGTCTAGCTGATTATTGTCTTTGTAATCGTTCTCGCGGTCGGCTTGTTTGCGCCAAGCGGGTTGTTGCAATATCTCGTGAAAGAAACTGGTAAATTCGTCCAATGACAAGCCTTCGCTGGCTTCTGCGTCTTGGGGATCTTCGATCTCTCGTTCGGTGTCAGTAAACATTTTAACGCCTCCCGGCGATGAATTTACCTTTTAAAGTCGCCAGTTGGGGCGCTCTCTTGGCTGATTGTGCGCTGTTTTTCGCGGTTGTACAATACCAGGAAACAATGAACTGCATAACCACACTAACGCATCGGCTCTATTGGGCGAATTTTCACCTAGATAGCCTACGGTACTAAATGAGGTGAGTTCTTCTTCAAGGTCTGCAAAGTTTCCTACGTGCCTAACCTTGCCCTGTTCGTATAAGGCGCTAATGGGTTCGGCTCTAACGGCTTTTCCCCGCGTTGCTGTGACCATCTGAAAGGGTGTCCGTGGCCGTGCAGTCTGAATTACATGCTGTACCATTGCGCCGCCATAATTGATCTCTCCGACAATCATATCGGCCTCATGGCGTTCATAAGCATCGGTAGCAATCTTTCCCCACGTAGCAGGGCCACACTTCACCGTGCAATCTTCCAGGACATAGCAATTTCCATCAATACCCAAGCCGCCGACCATGATTCCAATAGCATCATTATCCGCGTTATCAACATCGCCTGATCCACTTGGGTCAACGGCCACTACCACACGAATCAACTGAGGCACATCGCCATCAACCACGCGCCAGGTGTCGATGATTTCATCGGTAAATAGCGCATTGGGAGTTGCGTCTGCAAATTCCCCCGCTAAAAATCGCTTTCTTAATCGTGCGCTCAATCCATTAAGCGTTTCAATATACCCATCACTCAGATTTTCAATATTATCAACTGGATTGATCTTAAACGACGCATAATCATCTGGATTGTGTAACGGTTGTTTACTATCTGGATCAACTTTCAGAATGAAATACTTGTATAGCCAGTGCGCTTTACTCGGCGGGTTAGCGTCATAATACATGCGGGGCTTGAGTTGTGCTGTTCGCTTATCTCCGGTTTCCTTGTCGGTTAATTCCTGGTCCACTTGTTGAGCCAACCGGGTAACAACCATGTCTCTTGAAGATTGAGGTATCTGTGAACACTCATTGAGATAAATGGTTACAAACTCCATACCAAGTATTTTTTCCGATCTTTCCTTAACGTCAAGGCCACCAAAATACACCTCTGAGCCATTATAAAGTCTTGCATAATAATCCGTCTTGTTGAGTGTATAACTCACACCGGGGAAGGCCAGCGCCATAATCTTTGGAAACGTGTCATTTACGATTGATGCTTTACAGGCATTAAACCTAAACCTGAAAATAGCATGACGACTGTTAGCCGCTTTTAAAGCCCTTACAATTATCATCCGAACTAACAAGGCTGTCTTGCCGCTACGACTGCCACCAAACAGACAAATGTGTGTCGCTGGACCGGATAAAAAAACGAGTGCTTCTTCCTGCTTATGCGTGAGTTTAAAACTCATGCCGTTTCATCGGACGCATAGGGAAGATAAACACCCAAGTTTCCAGCTATTTCAGTTTTATCCGTAAACATCTTCAAATGTCGGCCTGCCAGTTCAAGGTTCTTGCTCTTGTCCCAGAATTTAATCTCTTTGGTGGTGCCTATCGCTACGCCATCGACAATGATTTCATTAACTTTGATCGAACTTATGCAAGCTGCCACTTCATCAGGCCATTGTTTAATGGGTAGTAAAGTATTATTTTCATCAAAGGCTTTGCGGGGATCGTTGAAAGCGAGACGTGCTATTTCTAGTAAAACGCGGTCTTGAGTTACTTCTGTTCTTAGTGATCTTTCCTGTAATTGTTTATCTATAGCTTCTTGAACTGAAGTTTTCTGAAGTAACTGATAACCTATTTCGCAAGCCGAATTTACAGAATATCCGGCCCTTATCGCTGCCTCTTTTGCATTGAGGTCAAGTAAATATTCTTTGACAAATTGTATTTGTTGCTTGGTAAGCTTCCTGTTAGGTCCTGTTGCGGCCATACATCACCCTAACACCACGCCATAGCCGAACACGCCGAAGATCGAAAGGACAAACAGCACGAATACGCCGACCAAGGCCAGCGTTGCAAGACACTTGGTAAATTCATCGAACAAATTTTTTAAATCCACTTGCGTTTTAACTCCTCGGCCTCAATGTCGTCTACGATTAGCCGTAAAGCTTTATCCGAAATAAATCGTATAAAATCATGACTGCCACAAAGTTGAAATTTTACGGCTGTCACCCGAATTTTGTCGTTTTGAAAACTATACTCAACAATCACATCAAAATTATAAAGAATCATTTTATGCTGATGGATTAGCTTGTCGGGTTTCATGCTATTAGGCACTTTCCTGCTTTAAAGTCAGCAATTGTAAGTCCACCAGTATACTGCATGTGACATTGTTCACGAAAAGTCAAAAATCGTCCACTCCATTCCAGCCCTAACTTCTCGCCTATTTCTCCACATTTTAAAAACAATCCCGCGTTATTCCAAACAGCTTTACCGTGAATTATTGGTACAAAATCAAAGGCAACACGGTAAGCGTGGTAGGAAGAACCTGGCTTTGCATTAGTGACCCTGTTACCGGGTTTCGTTCGTCCGATAGCGTACAAAGCGGCCTGTTCTTCCAGGCTTCTGTACGTGCAGGTTATCAGCGTTTCAATACCTTGCTTTGCACACTCGTCCACAAACTTATGACAAAGTTGTGCAACATGGGGTTCTAAATCACTGATATTTCTGCTCATATCAATAGTCGTCTGAATCCCAAAACTCATAGTTACTTTGCAAGTCGCGTTCTTCCTGCATTTTTAGAATACCGCCGGCCTTGTAAAGCAGATAGGCAACAAAAATAACCATTGTAAAGAGGGTCAAACCTGAAATAATCCAAATTTCGTTTTCAATCATTTTTTTATATTTCCTATCTAACGACAAGGGTATTGAGTCTAACATTTTGAATAACATGATTTTTTATCCACAAAAACTGTGGATAACTGTCTATTAAACTCTGTTTTTTATTTGCTAATGCGTTGACAATAATACTGTTTGTTTAGATTGTCTAATTTTTATACAGTTCTTTTGTTTTTTTTCGGGTTTATATTCAAAAACATAAGCTTTGGTGTTTCTACTTTGCGCTGTTTTCGGTCCCTATCATCGGCCCATTCCTGAACCCATTTGAGCGCATCGCTTTTTTTGTAGAAGATCATGTTTCCCTCTTTCCCTTCGGGTTCCAGTGTGCCACTACATTGGTTCCGCATGATCTGTACGCATTGGTTGTAGCTTAACCCCATGAGTTGGCTGAGTTGTTTTCGGGTTATTGTTTCGTGCATTTTTTACCTTTTTTTTATTTATAAAGGGACAAATAAAATTCACCTGCCCCGTTTTTTGTCATTCTGTCCCTTTATCTTTGTCATTCTGTCCCTTTGAATTGTCATTTTGTCCCTTTATGTCCTCTGTAAGCTTTGGTATTCGTGGCCTCCAACACGCTTAAAACAAGGTAAAAACAAGAGAGCAAAAACGCGCGCGCGATAAAGACCCCAAATTTCTACATTCAAATGTCCGGTTCCGGTATTATTTTTACGACGACTTTACCTTTAAAGTCCACGTTAAAGCCATGATAAACCCAGTGTAAAATAAAGTCTTTATCGTTCATTCTCAGGTATTCGGCAATAGAATCCAGGCCGCATTTTAGCATACTGATACAATTATCCTGGTCATAGGTATGTCTGCTAGGCGGGTAAAAACTAACGCTTATATGGACCTTAGCGCCGCCAGGATTAACCAATCCGGCTTCTTTGCACAGATAGTAAACAGCGTGTTTGTACTGCTTCCCGGCTTTCGCTTTAACTTGCCAGCAATAGCGGCCATTCGGAGATAAGGCTTTTGGTGGCCATGGTAGCGTTACTTCATTATCCATCACTTTTTTCCTGTTTCTGCCAAATAACATCTTCCCCATCCTGCCGCATTGAACTCATACACCAGGGCTGCTCTTCGCTCACAGTACAAGGCTCGGTAAACTCAAAGGCACATTCACGACATGTTTTACGATGAATAGCATGATATTTCACGCCTTCGTGTTCAAAGCTTTCCTCGTTCAGCACAGCCAAGCCCACACCACCAAAGCGGCGATAAAAACCCAGATCATCCATTGATCTACCAGATATTGAAGGGTGTCCATGCTAATCCTCATCGCTTAATTTATTAAGAATATCAATAGCGTTCTTGATTTTTTCAACATCTGCATCCATCGCGTCGTGTCGATATTGTCTATATCCTGCCATTGTTCGGTGATACTCTGCGGCTTCTTCCTGTGCTGATTACAGACCGATTTGCAGCGCATCAAAAATTAAGTTTTTATCTTCAATCTTCATCGGAATAGTAGTTATCGCGCTTATCGGTTTTACGGCCCTTAAAAATGGTGCTTTTAACCCAGTCTTTGGTACGCTTTTCTTCACATTCCGAACAAATGTAATCACCTTGTCGGGCTGTGTTTATCTTCAATGAACGATCTACCCAATGTTTTCCGTAGCGGCAATAAAACTCGTCACTCTTGCTCATTTGCGCTCCAATAATGCTGCTAATTCAGCAAGTTCACCAGCCAATTTAACCAGTTTTCTAGCATTACTTATTCGGTGGACAAATCGCTGTGAACTAAACAGGCAATCCCCTATATCTGATCGTTTTCTCTCATAAAGTTGGAATATTCTTCCTATTTCTTCTACTTTTTCACTCATGCTCATGCTCAATGTCGTCCTCCCTGCGTCGATGGCGCTGTATTGTTTTTAACTGGTGCAGGGTGCGCTCATCCTCACAGTCTATGCAAATGTAATCGCCCTGCCTGGGAGAATGAATCTTGGCTTCCTTATGTGCAAAGTGTTTTCCATATTGGCAGTAAAAATCGTTACTCATCTTGGCAGACCAGAAGCAATCTTGAAAATCTCTTGGCGACAATCGAATAACTCTCTTTGCAAGCTTTTGATTTCGGCTTTTAAGGCCAGCATATCGTTCCAATAAAACAACATAGTTCGTTCCCATGCTGGACTCATACCTTCCGCTTCTTTGTATTTTTCTAATATTTCCTGAATGTTGTTCATGCGGGTTTCCATGGCTCGGTTTTGTTCTTGGAAATAGCTGATATGCGCTTATCATCACAGTCGGCACAGGTAAAATTCCCCTGCCGTGAAGTTGGCAGTCTGTCAATTTCATAGTGCCACTGGCTGCAATAGCGACAAAAAAACTGCGGCTGGGGGCTGGTAGGTTCGGGTTTGGTTTCGTGGGTGTTCATATTTTCCGTAATTTGTCTCTTAGTTTTTTATTAACTTTTTCTAAGGCAATACGTTTATTACGTTCTTCCTCATAATTTTTACGAGCGTTAAAATAATTATTCCTTTCCTGCACAATTTTTGATAGTGGCTCATCCTCTTTAAAACGGGTAAAAACGGAAATAACCAGTTCACCACAAATATGATTACCCTGTGTTTCTATATGCACAGGGTATCTCGTACAAATTCCCTTTGATTTATTAGGACTTAATAAAGATTCCATGCTTTCGTTAAAATGTGAATGTGACCAATAGGCGCAAAAATAGCAACTCATTTTATTCCTTATTTAGTAAATATTAGATTTAAACGTCGATTTTATAATAAGGCATATCTTTTCTTAGTTTTTTATTTTCGTGGCGTGGTGATGCCTTCACTTCGCCAAAAACACATTTTTTTCGTCATTATCTCGATTATGTTTCAACTTCCCGACATGACGGTGTGCGTCATCCAGCACTTTCATGATGAAAAGATAACTCTTTTCCTCCGTCCCGCCCAGGCTCTTGTCCCGGAAATGCTCTAAGGCCAGTTCTTCGGAAATTCCGATAAGTTGCTTCAAGATCGTGATAGTGTCGTTGTGCATATCAATCCTCAATGTAGTGTTTGGCTCTGGCATTGTGCTTGACGGTTTCAATCAGGCTATGCGCCTTGTCCAATATTTTCACAAGTTCAAAGTATTCGCTTTCTTCTACGCCCGTCATTTTCCGCTGCCCGTAGTATTTCGTTTTCAGATCGTGGAGCCAGCCTATCAAGTCCTCAATAATTTTGATGGTTTCGGTTTGCATTGGTTACTCCGGTGGCTGTTCGTATGGATTCCCGCGAAAGTTCTCAAAGCGCGTGTACTGCCCAAGGAAATGAAGCCTAACGGTTCCCACTTGCCCACACCGGTGCTTGTCGATAATGATTTCGGCTATCGGTGCCCTGTAATTCTATGTCGTCACTCATAACATTTTCCTTATTTCAGAAAACTTTTTACGGCCTAACTCTTTGTTCACTTCCGCCGGCTTATGATCGATAAGGTTTGGGTTTAACAAATGCTCAGGCTTCCAATCGGGCCAGCCGTCCTGTATGAGCCGGTTATAAACAGGCGTTATTAACTCCATTGCTACTTTCAAGCTGCTTCCAAAAACATTTTGCATATCCAACTTGTCATCTTGGGAAATATAAAAAACCAGTGGATGTTTATAACGAAACCGTATGCTGCCGTGCTTTTTCTTGCTGTAAGCCAGTATTCCATAAACCTCGTCTACGCTTGGTACGCCTTCAAGTTCGCGGCTTAGGCAATATTTCTTAAACTCCATGAGATCAGGCGGCCATGCTTCGGCTTTTTTTAACGTGACGTTAATACCTGTCTTTATTTGCTGATCTGTTAATCCTGCCAATAACTTCTGCCAATCCTTTGCCGTTTGGCTTAAATTGCCAGCCTGATCGACATGCTCCCCATAGCGAACATCAGAACTCCATTTTTCGCGGTAGATTTTAGTCATCATTGTCCAGATGTAATCTATCGCTCTTAAGCTTAAGCCATTAGTTGATGGCTCTTGCAAGGTCTCCTCTGTCTCGCGCTTCCTTTTCTTCGAGCCTTCTGCTTGCTGCTGCGATTTTTTCAACGGGATTGAGTTTCCGACCAGTTGAAGGATAGGTTTCATCGTTTGGTCTATGTGTGCCATAATTATCACCGCTAGAGTTGAATTGTTTGTTTGAAGAACCGTTAACCTTGTCCGGGTGGTTCTTAGTTTTATGTTTTTCCTTTACCTTGCTTAAAACGATTGTCAGGGCATAAGCAAAGCCTTTTTCTCTGGCAATCGCCTCATTACCTGCATAATAAAAATCCTCCCAAGTTGCCCCTTGTTTCAACGCATCGACCAAATCGCTATGTGAAGGGTTGGTTGGACTTATGCCCTTTTTACCTAACATCCTGCAAACATTACCCCCCGTTAATTCACAACTACCGTTTTCAATTTCGACAAAATCCATTTTCGCGCGCGTGTATCTCTCTCTCTCTATGGAATCAGGAATCAGTGAATCAGCAGGATATTCACCGTGACTTAACGGTGTGTTAACCGTTATATCACCGTTAACAGTATTTTCTTTTTGTATACAATAACTTATGTATTCACTATCGGTTAAAAACGGAAGCGTTGAAGGTTTTTCTGTGTGATGTGGATTCTGATGTTTTTGAAAATTTACGATCTGAATTATGTTGATTTCGTCCACTTTATAACGTCGGATGTGACCTAACCGTTCTATAACCGTTAATTCACCGTTAACGTCTACATCGTAGTAAGGGAACACTTCAGCCTTGATTAATCTCGGTATGTCTTTCAGCAATCCAGACTTATCAGCAAGGCACCATAACCCAGCAAATAAAAGCTGTGTAATGGGTCCAGCATCGGCCAAACATTCTTCTTTAAAGAAACCGGGTTTTATATTTCTTGAACGCATAGCAATTACTCCTCAGTTTATTTTTTAACTTCATAAATACTGCTCACATTTTCTGCATTGCAGATTTTTTTTAGTTCTAATATTTCGTTATGGTATGCCAGTGCATTGTCACGATAATTTTCATTATTAGCCTCCCGCGACTTATCTTCATTAAAGAGATTTACAAGTTTTTCTATCTTCAATAATTCACGAATAAAATAATTTTCCCTTTCTACAAGCTCTCCATATAAATTAAGTTGATCCTCCCTATTCGGTAGTTTTTCTACCTCTATATAAAATTCATCCCTCATTGCATCAATATCTTTTTCCTTATTCCACGCATAATTGATAAGTGCATACATGACATGACGTTTTTGTTCATAATTTAAAACAGTTCCACACAATACATTCCTAGGGTTTCCGTCCCAATCAAACATTGAATCCCTATGAAATTCATCATCATTAAGCTCAATTAATTTTTTTGCCATCGGTTTATCTCCATAATACAAATGTATACAAATTGTTATCACGACTATTAGAATACGTGGTAAACTATTGTACATTATGAACGCAAAATGTATACATAAAACTATGATAGAGCACAAAAATGTAAGGGTACGTGAAAAAACATGGACTAAATTAAAAGAGCTATCAACAAATAGTGAACTGTCTATGACCTTGATAATTGATAATTTGGTAAAGGAACACCTTTCCAGACAAGCCCAAGACACAAAAAAGCCCCACACAGAGAAGTCCATGCAGGGCTGATTGTCTAACGACTTAAATTGTGAGTCTATGCCTAGAATCATGGGCTTACCAGTGTCTTTTTGTTAGATAAAAAAAGGGGGGGTCTATTATTGCGCCGTATTTATAAGTTTTTCTATCCGTACAAATACTTACTTTTCAAAAAAAAAACCGGCATGGCAAGAGAAGGCGATGGCCGGTTTGAGGGTGTGGAGACATTAAAAATGAGGATATTTTAAGCATTGGAAACCGGCTTCTCTATTGACGTTGAGGAAATATCCGGTAAACTTCTTATGGCCCGTTCGGGCATTTCAAAAGGTGGAAAGATCACCGGAAACCCCGCATTGAGTTAGAGCTTTGCGGGGTTTTTTTGTTTATTATTTTGGGTGAAAACTGGTTTTGGATTTTATACCTAGTTGTCATGATCTGGAAACAATTAATTTCTTTACGGGATTTTTTATCAAAATTTCCTCAATTTTTAGGGCATGGAGTTGGAGCAATAGCTATAATAGACAAATAACTTTGCACGAGCCTAAAAAATGAATGACTGGACAGATAACACTATTTTAGAAAACTTGCGTTATATCCGTTCTGATATAGACGATCTTAAAAGAAAGATGGATGTTATGTTACGTGTGGTTGGTGAAGGAGGCATGTTATTAAAAAATCAGCTTGAAAAGAACCTGGATTCTACAGAGAGACTTGCGACTGCTTTAGAGGAAAACACCAAAACCAGATCAAGACATAGCATATATGAGTAAAAAGATAACCGACGTTGGCACGAGGGAACTAGCTAGATTCTTGGGTACAACAGATGGCTTTGCTTACCAGATAAAAAAAGGACTACGCCAACTTCCTGCTAAGTATTGCCAGCGAGTATCACTCCACTTTAGCATCGCGCTATATGATCTGCGGCCTGATATTTA